CCGCTTGATTAATTAATTCTTTACATTGGTCAGATGTTAGAAAGTTTACGTACATAGCGGTCTCTATAGGTTTCTTCGACCTAAATAGAACACGGCTTGTTTCTTTAAACTTAGGTATAGACCAGTGATAAAAGATGTAGACTGCTCTTTGTTTTTCTCCGCATAACAACTCGTCTCGCCAATGAGGGAATCTTCTTCCTTCCATTACTGCTCCATACCCAACGCCAAAATGGGCAGAAAGGTATTTTTCTTTATAGTGGGAAGACTCTGCTTGAAGATCCCATTCTTCACCAGCGTATGTCTTAGCGCTTATATTTAAAGGCCAATCAAGGTTGTTCTTATCTTCTAAACAAACGCTTAACGTTAAATCTAAACCCTTTCTATCTGTGTGTACGTTTAATACACTGTGTCGGTTGTAAACTCTTGTGTAAGTATTAGAAAAAACCGCTGTTGGGTAGCGGTCTTGAATAATCTTTGTTGCTCTATCTACATAGGCAAGCGATCCAGGTAGATTGAAATACCCGAAACTATTTCTATCGTACTCAGGCATATTGTTTTCGTCCGTGTGATCTACGGAAAAAAACTCACTTACCAATGATTGACACTCTTGTGGAGAAAAAATCTTGAGATCGCTTTGCCATGTTTTCATTAAGTCCTCGTAAGTCTAGTTAGTACTTCGGCCTTGAGTTTTTTGTCAGCATCAGAAGACTTTGCCGCAATACGTTGCTGCTCTTTACGTGCTTCAACAGCGATACGTTCTTGCTCAACCTGTAATCTGGCTTGGGCAAGTGCAATATCTGCTGCATCTTTAGCGGCTTTACGTTTAACTTCTTCGGCTTTGATCTGTAGTTCTGCTTGTTGCATTTGAACCATAGGATCTTGGGCTTGTTGCATAGCTTGAGCCTGTTTGGCTTGGGCCATATTCATCTGTAAGAGCTGCGCGCCTGCTTGTGCGGTCAGTCTTGAGATCTCTACCTCTACGTCATCAGGTAATTTCTCGTTAGGCGGCGGTAGAGGAACCCCAATTTGTTCTTCAATCTTCTTCCTATAGAGGAAAGACAGATGTTCTGCGACGTGAGCCTGCACTGCTGACCCGATTTGCTGGGCCATAGGGTTCTGGCCGATCATTTGCATGATCATTGGGTCTTGGATAAAGGACATATGCGTCGCTATATGTGCGTCGTGGTCCTGATAAATGAACGCTTTGGTGGGTTCCATCCGCAAAAACGCCATATTTTCTGATACAGGGTCTTTAGGATGCTGATCTTCAGGTAGCGGAACCAACTTATCGGCGTTTTTCACCCCTAAAACTTCAATCATTTGCCGGTGTAACTGGGGCAAATCATAAATTTGGGGTGCTTGCGCCGCTAATTGGATGACTGCTTGGTACTGCATGATCCTTTGCGCCATGGTTGCAGCGTTTGGATCACTAACAGGGATGATATCGACGTGTTCGTAGTCCTCTTGTTTGGCTTTTCGGTTACCGCCTTCAGGGATGTAGGCATATTCTTCAGGGGTGTAGTCCCGAATAATGTCCCTTAACAGCTTAAATTCCTGTTTCATCGCCGCATGAACACGCGCTTGCACGGCACTCATGGTCTTTAGCTGTCTTTCTAGAAGGGCTAAGGTCGTTCCAACCGGTGCTTGGGACGACATATCACTGACTTTCATGTCAGCAATAGAACCTAATCGCCTACCTTCTTCGCTTATTTTGTCTAATAAACCGGCTAATACTTCTGACGGCTCCTTATAAGGAAGCGTCATGATGTTGTCTTTAATAGCGCCGCTAGGTACGTCAACATCTCTAAATTCGCCTGGTGCAATCGGGGTGTCGTCACCTTTAACTCTTAGCCCTCGAGACTTAAGGCCTCCGGGTAAGTTAGATAATGTTCCTGCGTCTACCAACTGACGGATCAACATGGTGCCTGCTCGAGCATATCCTCCAATAAGGTGGATATAACCAAACCCGTAGGCTCCAAACCCTGGGACATAATCGTACTGAACTAAGTGTTGGCGCTTCCTATATAAGTGATCACCTTCTCGCCAGTTACGATAAATCGATAAGACTTTATTAGTTCCTTTATCAATCGTAATAATATAAGGAACGGCGATGTCATCATCTACTTCATAGCCAGGTAAGTTGTAGTCAACTTGTATCTCACAAATGAGATATCGATCATCATCATTGATTGAAAACCCTGTCTCGTCGGCTTTCTTTTCTTCAATGTCGTTGATAACTTTTATCGGGTCACCAAGGTCTACGTCTCTGTAAAACCCTTTTACCTGTAATCGATGGATATCGTTTTTTGTCTTACGCATCATATGGGTGACGCGTTCCGCTGTCCTTGCTCCTGATGAGCCATAAGGAATAATCACATCCTCAGCCGGAATAAATATGGATGTCTCACGTCCCAAATTAGGATCGTAGTAAACCTTTTTAAAAGCAGCGCCGCTAAGACCTAAGTTAAACAACATCCGTTCATGTTCAGGTCTATATTCAGGGATTGTTTCGGTTAAACGATAGTTCATATCGTCACGGACTCGTTCTGCTGAGTCTTCTTTTTCTTTGGTAATTTGACCGATGATTTCTGTTTTAACTGGGCCTTGTGCAGGAAAGGTCTCAATAATCATTTCTGATTGAAACCGCACGGCAGCTTCTGTTAATAAGGTAGAGAACACGCCACAGGCACCATTCCAAGGTTCTGTCCTCTCTTCATATTTCATACCAAGGACTTCTAAGCCTTTGACGTACATATCAACCCAGTCTTTTCTGGATCCAATATCTGCGTCTACCTCACCCATTAAATCAGACGCCAAGGTTTGAAGTTCTGACTCCGACATATAGTCAGCCAGATTTGCATCAAAATCTTCTGCGGTTTCTTCGCCTTGTTCTAAGACAACCTCAAGTCCATCCATGCCGATGGTTACGGATTCGGGGTTTTCAATTTCAATTTCAATTTCTGCGTCGTCAGACATCAGGGGTTCAAGGGGCTTATCTAACATGGTCTATCCTTAATAATAGGCTTTACGTCTAAATGTTTGCGGCTCATCTTCCTCATCAGACGCCAGTCTTAAAAAGCCGCCCTGCCTGAATCGTATCAGTGCTTGAACACTTGAGTCTACGAGGTCATCGTGTTCTGCATTAGGGAATGCCGCCATTTGCTCTACGACCTCATCGGCCCAACGGGTATCTGGTCGCCACACCTTACCTGATCTAAATAAATCCGCTACTGAATTTATCCTTACAAATTTATCGTTTCCTCTTACCGGGGTGTACTCAGAAACAGGAACTCCCATTTGCCTTAATTCAAAAACCAAAGGCGCGCCAGCAGCTTTAGCTTCGATAATGCAAGCGTCAGGCTCCCAGTACTTATACTGGCTTAAGGCTTTATCTTTTAACTCAGGGAACTCCATACGTTTTTGAAAGGCGTCTAACATAATGATGTTGGCGTCTCTTTTATCTTCATCTTTATAAAACACACCCCATGTTGTACATGCTGAGAAGTCAGCTCGTTCACTCTTAGTAAATGCGGTGTCCCAACTCTGAATAATAAATTCACAAGGCGGCGGGTCGTCTTTCTCCCATAGCTGCCACCATTCCCTTTTAATAATGGCACCTTCTTCTCCCGTGGGTTGTTGTTGATATTGTGCATTCCACTTAGACGGAGGAAGTTCTTCCCGTAAAGCCTCGAGTTCTTTTAAGGACCAAAACTCCGGCCATAAAGGATTACCACTTGGCATAATGGCAGGCAGTTCAATGACTTCCCACTCTTCATGCTTTTCCCTTTTCGCCGCTTCGCTAATTATCTTCCCTGTAAGGTCTCTGTCCGACCACCTTGTCATCACTACAACTATGGTCCCGCCAGGTTGAAGACGCTGTCTTGGTCCTGACGTATACCACTCAAAGACCTTATCAAATACAGAAGGATCGCCTAGTGTGGCTTCCTGCTCTGAATGTGGATCGTCAATAATTAAAAGATCCGCACCTTTACCAGTGACCGTACCACCTACACCAATAGCAAAGTACTCGCCGTCGTGATTCGTCGCCCACCGACCTGCGGCTTTACTGTCCTGCCTCAAAGACACGTTAGGAAATACCTCCGAGTACTGCTCACTCATTACTAAGTTCCTAACCTTTCTTCCAAAGTTCACCGCCAAGTCCGCCGTGTTCGATGTTTGTATAACTTTTCTTTTTGGAAACTTACCCAGATACCAACTGGGTAATAAATAACTCGCAAACTCAGACTTTGTGTGCCTTGGTGCTAAGTTAATAATTAACCGTTTAATCTTTCCTTCAGCGATCTCTTCAAACTTCTGTCCCATCAAAGCATGATGCCTGCCACCAATAAACCCAGGCCACATCTTCTTCA